CCCGTTGAGGAGGTCGAGATGCGCATGGAAGAACTCTGCAAAACCTACGCCGTGCGCGAGATCAACTGCGACCCGTTCAGGTGGCAGTCCGTCATGGAGCGTTGGCAGCAGGCGGGCCTTCCCGTCGTTGAGCATCCCCAGAGCCCAGCGCGTATGACCCCAGCGACTGCTGCCTTCTACGATGCCGTGGTGAACGGACGGCTCAAGCATGACGGTGATCCACGCATCGCCCGGCACGTCAGCCAAGCCACGCCGTACACTACGCGCTACGGTGTGCAGGTGCGCAAGGGGAAGGACTCAGGCAAGAAGATTGACTTGTGCGTGGCAGCCATTATGGCGTGGGGGCGTGCTGCTACGCTAGGCGCAACACCTGCGGAGAAGCCGCGCGCATCAGTCGCGTTTATTGAGTTGTAAGGAGTCACATGGGAATCGTTGACCGTCTTCTTGGACGTCAGAGCGAAGAGCGAGCCGTCGGCGGCATGTGGAACGTTGAAGTCGACGCCGCTGGTACCAGCCTCAACGAGAAGAACGCCACTAGCATCGGGGCCTTGTATGCATCCGTAATGCTCTACGCCAACACCGTTGCAAGCATGCCCGTCGGCGTCTTCATCCGTGACGCTGGCGTACGCCGCCCAGTGACCCGCCCGCGCTGGCTTGACAATCCAGTGCCGAACAATCCGAACTACACCCGCTTTGACCTGATGCACCGCACGGTCAGCAGCTTGCTCATTGACGGCAACGCCTTCCTGATGGTGCTGCGTGATGGTGCCGAGATTGTTGAGATTCGCCTCCTTGATCCGAGAAAGGTGACCGTGTTGCGCGGCGAGAACGGCGCGCCAGTCTATCGCGTGAAGACGACGGCGGGCGCCGTTGACTTGACCGCTGACGACATCGTGCACATCACACTCTTCGGAGTCGGCGAAGAACTGCGCGGGCTCTCACCAGTTGAGCACCACAAGACAACGCTCGGACTTGCGAAGGCGACGACAGAGTACGCCGCGAAGTTTTTCGAGCAGGGCGCATCCGTCAGCGGGCTGGTGACCGTGCCGGGGGAACTCACTGCTGATCAGGCAGAGAGCCTGCGCGCATCGTTCGGGCGACGTCACGAAGGACTCCGCAACATGCACAAGATCGCCGTGCTAACAGGCGGCGCCGACTATCAGAGCATGGGCTTCAACCCGTCAGACTTGGCAATCGTTGAGAACATGGAAGCAGGCACGCAGGCGATCGCCCGACTCTACGGCATCCCGCTGCACCTGCTGCAACTCCCGGGTGCTAACTCCAGCTACAACTCGCTGGAGATTGTCAGCCGTGAGTGGCTGATGCTTGGGCTCGGCTCGCTGATTGCTCGGCTTGAAGCAGGCTTCCAGCGGCTCATCGTTGGCGACACCACCTTCATCAAGTTCAACGTTGACAGCATGCTGCGACCGTTGACGAAGGAGCGATTCGACGCCTACGCCGTGGCACTCAACAACGGCTTCCTCAGCCTGAACGAAGTGCGCACCCTTGAGGATCGCCCGCCAGTGGGCCCTGATGGTGACGCCTTCCGCCAGCCGCTGAACATCGGCACCGTAGGTGAGGAGCCGCAGGCGTGAGCTACGTCATCGTTGACCTAGACGGCACGCTGGTGCTGGACAATGAGCAGCCGAACCAGCCGCTCATCAACCACTTGAACGATCAGGTCATGGCGGGCGACGTCGAGATCATCGTCGTAAGTGCTCGCAAGATTGACCGCCTCACGGAGACTCGCGCATGGTTGCAGGAGCACGGCGTTGCTGGCGTTGAGCAGGTGCACCTGAACGACTTTGAGGGCACTGCGTTTGAGACTGGGCTTGCGTTCAAGACCTACAAGTACGGGCTGCTCCTTGAGGAGTACGGCGCTGATGAGATCGCCTACGCCGTGGACAACGACGAAGCAGTGCGCGCCATGGCTGCAGAGTTGGGCATCCGTGCCTTCACCCCGGAGCAGGCGCTTGGAATCAGTGCCACACCACCAGCCTATGACGCTGAAGAATCTGCAGATAGTATTGAACAATCAACGCAGCTTGAGGAGAACTCAATGGCACGAGAGCACGAAACACGAGCACTGCCGCTTGGCGACTTTACCGTCACCGAAGGCAAAGATGGACAGAAGACGTTCACGGGATACGCCGCCGTCTTTAACTCCGAATCTGAAGGGCTGCCCTTCATTGAGCGCATTGCCAACGGTGCCTTCGCACGCGCGATCAAGCAGGCAGAGCAGGGGCGCCGCGTCATCAAGTTCTTGCACGGTCATGATGAAAGCCGCATGCTGGCGACGACCGCAAGCGGGCGACTGACTCTGACTGAAGACAACGTTGGGCTCAAGGTTGAGGCTCGCCTTGACCCAGCCGACCCAGACGCCGCAGCCGTCATTAGCAAGCTAACGAACGAAGCTAAAGCCATGGGCATGTCGTTCGGGTTCACCGTGCCGAAGAACGGGCAGGAGTGGCACGAAGACGGCAGCCGCACGCTGACGGAGATCGGGCTGCTTGAAGTCTCTACGCTCTCGGGCCACACGCCCGCATACCCGGCAACGCTCGGGCTGACCGCCGTGCGCAAGATCGCCCCGAACAAGATCGGCGTGGACGGCGACGCACTGCTTGCAACTCTTGAAGCCGTCAAGGCTGGCAACACTCTTGACGCTGATCAGACGGCGCTGCTCGACGCAGTGCGCTCCAAGCTGGGAGCCGCACCCGAGCCCGTCATTGAAGCAACTGCCCCAATGGGCGAGCACCACACTGTTGTGGCAGCCCGCCTCAAGTTGGAGCAATTGAAGGGATAAACTCCCGTTAGCCCACGCGCCACGGTCGCTCTTGCCTGATCATCAGGGGCATCGGATAGGTGGCTCGGCGTATTGTGTAAACCCAGAAAAGTGAAAGGAGTCCACCATGGACACCATCAAGAATCTGGCTGAAAAGCGCGCCATGCTCCTCACGGATGCTTCGGTCATCGTGGCATCACATGCTGAAAAGGGTGAAGCCCTTACGGCTGAGGCTCAGGCTCGCTTTGACGCCCTTACCGCTGAGGCAGTAGTTGTTGCCTCCGCTATTCAGGCTGAGCAGGCTGCTGAAGCAGCCCGCGCCGCTGCTGACGCTGCACGCTCGGAGAAGGCTGTTGCCTTCGCCCCGGCTGCTGAGTCGAAGCGTGACCTGTCGGCTGAGCTTCGCCGAATCGCCCGCGATGGCGGCACGGTTGAGCTTCGTGACATCACGAAGGCGACCTTCACGCAGGCAGTTGAGCAGGGTGACCGCTTCTGGATCACCGCTGGTCAGGTCAACCCGTTCGTTGATCCTGCCGTTGTTTCCGTCATCCAGCTCGAGAAGGGCAACGTCTTGGCTCTGCCAAGGACGACCGCTCTGGGCACTGCCGCCGCTGTTTCCGAAGGATCCAGCATCGGGGAATCGGACGGGACGAACTCTTCCCTCAGCCTGACGCCAGTGAAGTACGCTTCACTTCTTCAGGTCGGCATCGAGACTGTTCAGGATCAGATGTTCGACGTAGCCTCATGGGCCACGGAGAAGCTGGCTGCCGAGCTATCAGTAGCACATGGGGCAGTTGCTGCTCCTGCTGTTGCTGCAGCTGCGACGGTTGGCAAGCAGGGTGCGGCAGTTGCCCCAACCTACGCTGAACTTGTCAGCCTCATCTATTCGGTGAAGCAGCAGTATCGTCGCGCAGCGAAGCGCGGCTTCCTCATGAACGACACCACGCTTGGTGCAGTCATGGGACTCGTTGACGGCGCAAGCCGCCCAATCTTCGTGCCGGGCGATCAGAACCGCCCAGACACGATCCTTGGCTTCCCAGTGTATTCAGCCGCTCTCGCCGACAACGGTGATGAGGCTCTCTCGATCGCCTTCGGCGACCTTGGTGCCATCTACACCGCGATCGCGGGTGCGCCTGCAATCGAAGCTGACCGATCCTTCGCGTTCGGAACAGGGCTCATTTCGTATCGCGGCATCCTTCGTGGTGTCACGGGGCTCATTGACCCTAACGCCGTGAAGACGTTCAAGGGCGCGAACGTCTAATCCTTCGGGACTAGACTCGCAGGCGGCGGGGAGTCGGGCTTCGGCTCGGCTCCCCGTCACCATTAGCAGGAGGGCAACATGAAAGTCAGACTCATCTATCGACTAGACGGCACCCGCAACGGGGAGCCATGGCCCGCCATTGGCGGCGAGATTGACGTGCCAACCAGCGAAGCCATCAACCTCATCAACCACGGCTACGCCGTGCCAGTGCCCGTGCCACAAGTGCAGGAGCGTGCAACGCTTGAGCAGGAGCCTGAGCGCGCTACACTCCCGAAGACAACCTCCAAGCCACGCAAGGGGAGAAACTAATGGCAGTTTCAAGCGTTCAGAAAAGCATCAACGCATCCACGCCGACGCTGCTCGTTCAGGCTGACACTGACGGCTGCATCGTCTACCTGCACACGCAGGTCACCATCTGGGTGGGCGGAGCGACCGTGAGCAGCAGCACCGGGATGCGCCTTGACTCAGCGGCTGGGCCCCTAGAGATTCGCCTGCAACCTACTGATGCGCTCTATGCCGTGAGCAACTCGGGCACCCAGACGGTCACCCTCATGACGGTGGGCAACTGATGTCCTACGCCACACTCGCCGAGTTCAAGAGCAGCATCGGAATCACTGACTCCACGGACGACACCCCGCTGCAGTCATGCCTTGACGCTGCCGATCAACTCATCAACAACTACGTTGACACGAAGGTCGGCTTCGGACAGACTGCAAGCCAGACGCGCTACTACACCGCCGACCGCTTTGACTTCGTGCTGACTGACCCGATCGTATCCGTCAGCCAGTTGGCAACGGACGTCAACGGGGACGGCACCTACTCGCAGGTGTGGACATCGAACGACTACATCCTTGCACCGCGCAACGCCGCGCTGGACTCTCGCCCCTACACGGAGATTGACACCAGCCCGTTCAGCAATGCCGACTACAACTTCCCCGTCGGATACCTTGAAGTCAAGGTCACTGGCGTCTTCGGCTGGCCCTCAGTCCCAGCAGCCGTCAAGCAGGCGGCGCTGATTCAGGCTGGCGCCATCTGGTCAAGCCGCACCGCCCCCTTCGGCGTGATCGGCTCGCAAGACTTGGGCGGCGTGCTCCGCATGAGTGCAGCCCTGCACCCTGAAGCCCGCATCCTTCTTGAGCCGTACCGCCTGCGCGGCG